GGCCACAAGCTCTTCACTAAGTTCTAGTGTCAAGTAGACTACATTCATGCCTTTTTCTGCAAAGTTAATACCTAAGTTAGCCAAGAACAAACTCTTACCTGCACCAGATCCACCTGCAAAGATGTTCAGTTCGCCCCTGTTGAACCCACCAAACAATTTGTCATCAACTGACTTCCAGCCAGTGCTAACTTGTCCGTTCTTATCTTTGATCTTCATCAAACGTGCTCTGGGGTCTAACCAATAGTCTGTGCCAAGATCGCGCTGTAGTCCAACTTGCACAGCCTTCTTGATCTTTTCTTCTACACTACCGTACTCGCCCTTTTCCAACAAGTCAGCTGACTCTAGAATAGCTTTCTCGAGTCCTTTGTGGCGTGTAAATGTTTCAAAGTCATTGAGCAACCAATCAAAGTGTTCTTCACGCAAGTCATGTGGAACTTTTAAGTTAGTGCCTGTTGCCGCATTGATAATTTCTTCTGTGGGCACAACGCTATGCTCTTCAATATATTGAGTCATAAACTCAGCAGCCGCTTGCAGTTTGCGGTCAAATAGAGTGTGATCAAAAATACCTTGGCACCTACTAAACGTTGCGGCATCTGCCAACATCATTTCTAGATATACCTTTTGTATATCGTAACCGTAATCTGTATTCTGTTTCATATTATAATTATACGCTCTTTATACATTAATAGCAATATGTTTGACAGGAGCCCAGTCATTGCGCCATACTCTTTGTTTGGTATGGTATGCTACTGCACCAATACTTGAACTAGGATCACCGGGGTTAGGCAAACTCCAACGGTACTTGAACATAGGTTCAACTTCATTCTTGTTAGCCCGGCTGTTCATGGCACATCCGCCCATATAAACTAGACAGTCTGCATTGGTCAACTGTCTAGCCTTACGCATGACCTTGCTGATTTCTATTTCAAATTGTTCTTGTACTGAGGCAGCAAGGTTACATTGGTCTTCTACAGTCCATCCACCAATAGCCCAATTTTGTACACCTCGGTGGAAGTTGTATTTTAGATTTACTGGACCTGCACCAAAGTAATTGCTAACATCTTTTCTAAACCTAGTTGGATCACCTAGTTCAGCCATCTGTTGAAGTACGTACTCATCTCTAATAGGTGTAAGCCCTAGCATCTTAGTAAATGCACTATAGAATAAGCCTAGACTATTTGGATAGTTAGCTGACCATACTTTCTTTATCTCACCGTACTTGCCTTCCCAAATGGTAGCGCATTCAAACTCGCCTATAGCATCAAGCACTACTATTGCACAGTGATTAAACGGACTAGTGTAGTAGCCTGAGGCTGCATGACTGGCATGATGGGGGGTATAAGTTACAGGGGCATAGCTCAGCCTAGCACGTTTAAGATATCTGCTAGGCAATGAAGACATGTCAAATGCAGTCTTATACTGTTTGGCATAGACTTGTCTGGCTTTCTTTAGCCAGGGATTCTCATACCAAAAGATACGATCAGGACTTCCGTGGTCCAGAGCCTTACGAATTATCTCACTAGGGAGTTCATCGCTGGTAGATGTAGTGTTTGATTGATATATGCCATCTTTAAACACGGCAAGGCTTGAGCCATGATTAAGGGCATTGATTCCCCACTGTATCATTTGTAGATAAACGGGTCCTGTTCCCGTAATTCTTTTAGTCGCTTGTTGTGTGCTCGACGTTCTTTAAATTTACGCCAAGGTGTAAGTAAAATATAAAAAAGTTTGTTCATGTTACGTCCTTAAACCATTGTTTTGCTCTCAACTGTATTTTGAGACTGTTTGATTCTGTTGCAGATACAATTAGGTGTAGTGTTGCCAGCTTGCCTAATTTAACCACTGCATCGTTTACATCTTTAACGCCTTCTGGCCAGTCTGGCATACTAACTGACCATCCAAATTCTAATGCTTGTTCTATAGTCCTAGGGCCTTCGTGGTCCTTGTCTGGAACTAATACAATTTCTTTGCCTAGTTGCTTGAGCAGCCAATTTTGACTGTCTTTAATCTCTGCGCCTAGAATTGCACATCCATCAATACTTAGTGCGTCAAACGGACCTTCACATACGATTGCGAACTTTCGATTACTCTGTGCTTGATTATCTAAGTTAAACACGTATCCAGGTTGTTGCTCACTTAGATACTTTGGATTTGCACCTTGCACAATAGCTCTAGCAGTCCATCCTACTATTACGCCATCTTTATAAAAAGGAATGATAACTCTATTTTTAAATCCTACCTTGTTTGTCCAATAGTAGGGATAGGCGTAGGGATCTAGTCCTCTAACATTTCGTAGATAACAAAATACATCTATCAAAGATTGGTCAGTGTTTTCCCAACCTTGTAGCTCAATCCAAGTAGACCATTCTTCTAAACTTTTTGCATCTAATGGCAATGCACGAGATTCAAACTTAGGAGCAATTTGTCGTATTTCAGATATGGGTGTACTGTTTAATTTAAGTGCTTCTAGTCTTATTTGAGTAATAACATCATCTGGGACATTAAAGAATGTCATGAGCTTATTCATCTTGGCACTGATGTGTCTGCCAGGTTGCCAACTGGCTTTGAATCCGCAGTTGAAACAATGATAACTTACAGCATCGCCGCCATTGATAATAAAGCCACCACGTTGGCGTTTGTCATCACAGCAGGGTGCATTAAAACTAATCCAGCCGCTAGGGGTCTGTTTTCGTTTAGGTGGTAGATATGACAGTAGCGTGTCTGTGATAAGGCTCATGTCATATTATAACAATTATACTACAACTTTGTCAATGGTTCCGGCACTCTTGTGAAATCCAATTCTAAAATAACTATAATCAGAAATTGAAATATTGCTCCAACTAAGTGTAGTACTACTAGGACTTGCTATAATAATTGGTCCTACAATTTTTGGAGCATCTCTAAATGATTCGTGTGTTATAGTAGTGTGTTTGGTTGCTTCTAACCATATTTCGCCAACGAAGTTTGTCATATGTACAGTTAGATCTAGATCAGTGCTAGGCACTGCTTCGTAAAATTTAGTAGGTATTGAACTACTGTAATATGTGCTAATTAGCTCGGTAGCTCCAGTAATCACAGGATAGAAACTAGTGTGGGTCTGGCTTGGTCTTGCAATTGGCAGTGCGTCACTAACCAACTCCATTGTTCCTTTAGCACCAAATTGTGTATCTCCATAAAGCATCAACGGATTATCTTCTTCGTCTAGCGCAGTTACACTAAATTTAAAAAATTGTCCGTTAAGTGCTACAAGATCACTTGCTGCCACTGTTACTTTTGCAAGTCCTTTTGATGTTGTTTGGTTTAGGTTCACTAGTGCTCTTTCAACTACACCTTGCCCACTGGCATCCATGATATGTAGAGTCAATGTGTACCCAGATAGATCAATGCGCTTCTGGTCTGGGTTTTTAACATCAAACTCTAAGACATTGTCTATGCCTTTGTAAATTTTTATATTTCTCTGATACACGTTTGTATACTCCACAGGAAATCCGGCCAAATCTGCTAATAGTTGAATTCTATTTGGATATAAATATGTTGAGATTTTTTGCATACTGGCAGGACCTTTATTTTATATTTATGGCAAAACTAAGAGACGATATTGAAGAAAAACTACCGTTTATCAGCGTTATTAACTACGGCGGTGATGAATATGTAGGACTTATAATTAATCAAGACCAATATGTAACAAGTTTTTACGATCTTAACGCAATCAAGACACCAGAAGAAAAAGCAGTATTTTTAGAAGTGGGCGAAGCTTGGTGGTGGGAAAGCAATCGTCAATTTCCTATTACTATTATTTGTAAACAACAAATACAGCCCTTTGCTTATGCCATAAAAACATTCAACAGCAAAGATGTGCGTATTATATTAGGTCCAACAGTAAATCTAATGAACTTAACATTGAAACGAGTTAAGCGCAAATCTGTTCAACTTGTTCGAAAGACTCGTTAACTAAACTCGTAACTTATTTGTTCGCAAATAAGATTCATCTGTACAACTACTACATGTGCATAGGCAATAGCGTGTGCCTTTTTAAAGTAGTAGTCACCATTCTCCGGTTTCTCCCAAATCGTCTGACCAATCTCGGTCCAAGTCTTCCCAAGTAAATGTTTCTTGGCTGGACGGATTAAAGCGAGACACATTGCCAATTCTTCGATACTTGACGGTTTCATTTGCCTCATCAAGTAACCATGCCCATTTACGTGGAATAGTAAATTGGTAAACTCGTCTTGTTCCAGTAGATCCCATAATGGTTCAGTCTCCATTAATTGTTTAAGGTGTGCTTGATCTTTTACCTTTTCATAGACACTAACATTTAAAAAGTCTATTTTAAAGTAGCCTCGATCTTCTGCTTCTTTGTACTCTATAGTACTTAGCCCGGTTAACGGGTTGTACGGGATAGAAGTACAATACACACCTGTGTTGTGCTTTTTAAAAGTGCCATTGTCATTGATAGTCGCAGTGACATGCTTGAAGTGTTCAAGTGCTTTTGATCTGTCGGCAAAGTCTATATCAATATCAGGCATTTTTTCTTTCTAATCTTTTCCATTGCTGGTATTTTTCTATTTCGTTTTGACCAATGTAGTGCTCACCAGTTTCTAAATCAATCAACATCCACTTGCTTGGGCACTTGGTATGCACTACTAGGTCTATAGGAAAATCTAGTTCCTGAGCGGCTGTTCCGTCTTTTAATTGTCTTGTTTTCAATGTTTAATCTCCGATTCAAATAGCATTAACGGCAGGCTATCTGTTAAAAAATCTGCATACTTGTCTGCTTCTTCTATTGTATCAAATCCTGTTAGTTTAACATACACCGCAGTATCATCTTCACTAACGATAACTTCTAAACTTAGTTGTGTTGCATTGGGATTGCCTGGGGTTATCATAAGTTTGATTCCTTAACTACTTGCTTTACTAGCTCAACATCTTGAGAATTTCTTTTAAATTTATTAACCCAGAACGGTGGATCTATATGCTGTGCCACTGTGTTTAATTGCTCGTCACTAAACTTGGCTAACATGGTTTTTCCACTAGTTGAGTTCAGTAACAGCCACGGACTAATCTTACCATCACGCACATCAAACGTGGCCCGATTAAGACTAACATATAAGAAGTAATGGTTCCATTGTGCTTGATTATCATCACCCCATTTCATCATGTGGGTAATTGATCGTTGCAGGGCAGTTTCAACATTTTCTGATTTAATAAGATCAAGTACATACTTGTCATACAATTCATCTCTGCACCAGTGATCAAGTTTAACACCACTAGTTACTACAAAATCAATGAACCTGTCAGGGTACAACGGGTTAACGTTGGCAACAAAACTTCCAAACTTAACAAAGGCATTGTAGTAAGGACTACGGGCAAATTCATCATAAGATTTAACGCCTTTGAACTTTTGTGTCTTTTGAAAGAATCGATTAAATGCCTCGTAGCCTGCTTGTACGTGCTTTTCTGTCTTGGCCAATGCCCTACGTTTTTGTTCGCAGACGTGGACAAACAAAGTTTTTTCTTTCATAAACTTTGTGCCGCAATGTTCGCAACTGTAGGGCTTGTCGACTGATAGATTCATCATTTCATTCTATATGCAATTTGGCCTTCATCCATGCCGTATGAGCGAGCAATATCTTTTACTTCTTTATCTGTCATGATCATACTCATTAGTTCAAGCTCGTCATCTTTCTTGTCAGGGTAGAGATGCTCTAATAACTTTATTCGTTTGTTTGGAGTTTTCTTTTTATTACCAATCCACTCATGGAACATTATTTTCTTACTTTCATGTCCGCATAGTGCAAGTAATTGCCACAACAGTTTAGGATGCTTGCCGAGACTGAAAAAATGTTTGTTAAAATATTCGTTAGTCACTAGCACAAAATGTTCTTGTAGTTCTCGATCAGTTGATCTAACAGAACTCATATATCTGTTCAACAAGAAAAACGCAACACTCTTCCGTTGTTCTTCTGTGAGTTCATCCCACACCTCTCTAGCACCCAAGTCAAGGGCACCTAAGATATCTTTTAGTTCTAATTTATCACTCATCGGTCTTTGGCACTAGCATTGCGTCCCATGCAACAACGGTACGCTTGCCTTGGCCCTTCCATGGATATACAGTATGTGGCAAATTACTAGGAAACACAATCATAGACGCTGGTGTTGGTGTGTATCGCCAAGTATCATTCATTATAAATTTAGTAACGTCACGAGTCTGTGGCATTCTAAAAAGAATTTGGCAATCTGACGGCTTGCTGTCTGTAGCCAAGTCAGGTACCATAACATAGATGTTTCCGCTTAGATGTCCGCCAGGGTGACTGTGCATTTCTTGATAGTCGCCTGGCCCTTGTTCAATTGTCCAGATACTGTTAATTACAGGCTTACATAGTTTTAAATCAGTAGTACCACTTTGTTGTGTTACTAACTCCATATATCCTAAGCAAACTTGCTCTAACCATGATACTAGCCATGAAACGTCTAAGTTTAGTTGGTTAGGGTATACTTGTATTTGTTGTCCACCGCGAATACTAATCAACGGATTGTTAGCGTCATTTAACTCTGGATGCTGGTGCAGTTGTTCGCACATATTAAACAATTTACTATACTGAACCGGAGGTACATTATCCATCGCAACTACCACTGGTTGAAAATATGCTACTTTCATACTTTTTCCTTACTTAACTTGTATATCATTATAACACGATCCAATGCCTTTTGTAAAGTAGGATTGGTACGTGCTTCTCGATGTATTTCTCCCCACATCTTGCTGTCCATTATGTGATCATGTAACGGGCGTCCATCACTAGTTCGGGAATCGTAGTTCCATCCAACTTCTTTGCGGGTGCTAGGATCGGCACCGACCTCTCGAGCATAAACCGTACCTTTATCACGCTCATAAATGTATGTGGCACCAGGTTTAAGACTGCCCATTAGAGTATCCTATCCAAATGGATGATTTCACTTTGTCTTGAAATCTCTTTGACAAAGTAAGCACAACTTGGTTTTTCACTAGACGACAACGGTGTTGCAAGAAGTTGACCATTCTTCATTTTTGGAAAGTACCACTTGACATCATTGTAAAAATTAACTACTTCAATCTTTTTAAATTCAACTCTAAAACTACTAAGCGGATTAAACACTAATGCTTCAAATCCTCGGTCATTAAGACTGGTTAATGGCAATACTTCAATATCACAGGCACTACTACTGTCACCGACTGCAATGCACCAATCAATGGGCATAGTAACCTCGTCATCACCGATTCTTAATACCATTGCAGGTGCGTTAAAACTTTCTAAGAATATAAGTGGCATAAAAAAGAAATCTGGTTCTTTTGGGTCACTGTTATCTAGTACGGCAAATCTAGTACTGTCATCTACCTCATCTGGTAGGTTGTTCAGATTGAACGCCATATTATCTAATGTTAAAATTTGCATATTATTTTTGCCAATCCACTTTCTCTAATGTAAATGGATACTTGGCTTCCTTGTAAAATTTCTTTCTTTCTGTTAAATGCCGCTTGGCATACTTACACGTTGATGTTATGTCCCAAATTTGGACGAAGTCTTTGTCTTCTGCTTTTCTAATGCCTCGCCCAATAGATTGTATAACCCTTGTAAAGCTCTTTCCGGACTCCAAAAGAACCAGATTAAAAATACGGGGGATATTAATACCCACAGCGGCCACACCGTAAGTCGCCACAATAATCTTGTTAGTACTTGTTTTAACTTCATCATATTCTTCTTTGCGATCTTTAGTTTTTACTTCACCTGAAATAAACACACTGTCTTCTATTTCATTTACTAGAAACTTCCCGCTATCAATACGATTTACTAGTACTAAGGTATTTCCAGTCTCTGATATTTTCTTAACTAGTTTACTGATGTAAATCATACGATCGTCATCTGTAACTAGATATTTTAATTCTTCTGCATAGCTAGTGAATTCCGGTAAGTCAATCAATTGTGCTACATTCACATGGCAGTTGCTCAGTACGCCTCTTTCTTGCAATTCGTGTGCTTTAATGCCGCCAACAACCGGACCAATGCTGGCAAAAATTTGTTCGCTTTCAAATTTCTCTTTTGGAACTGTACCTGTTAGCCCCCAACGAATTGGTGCATTACATAAGTTCTGTGTCAGCAGACTTTTCAATACCTCTGCCTTGGCCATGTGTACTTCGTCAACAATTACACACTTAACTCCATCAAGAAACTCAGCAAGAGTAACAATGTCATGCTCGTGATTTTTACTTTTCTTGTCTAAGATGTTAAGACTTTGCCATGTGCAAATAGTATGTGTCTTATTGAGATCTTTGCGATCTCCATAGTATACACCAACGTCAAGACCAACGTTGATAAAGTCTTCTTCTGTTTGTTCTACAAGACTTTTGTTTGGAACAATAGTAATTGTACGTCCAAATTTTTCTGCAAGTTGACTCAATGTTGCAGTTGTAATAGTTTTACCTGCACCTGTTGCAATTTCTTGTAAACTTTGAGGATTTGTTAAAAAGTTATTAATAGCATCAACTTGATAATCCCGTAACATAATAGGTTGTCCGGCTTGCTGATGTCCTTTAGGCCACACCTTACCTTGATCAGCCCAGTAGGTCTCTGTTACTGTTTCAAAATTAAATTGTCCGCTAGTGCGTCTGTCATCGATATCGTCTACTGATATTCTAAGGCTATGTAGTATGCCTAAAATTTGTTCTAGTTGACTTAGGTATCCAGTGCCACCTAGACCAAACAAACTAACCATGCCGTCCCAACGACCTAATTTGTATGCAGGATGATATCGTGCATAGGGGATTTCATACTTAAATGTATTGGCCAGCTTCTTCCTTGCATCTAATGGAAGATTTTCAAATTTTATGTTAACTTCGTCTTGTATTACTAATCGTACGCTCATAAGGTTCTGGTAGTTTCCATTAGTGCTGGCGAGTGGTGATAGGTTATAATCAAGTCACAACAGTTGGCATAGACAGCAGTCTTGCTATAACGTAATGAAGTGCCAATCGATATCACAGTTTTTGGTGTCCAGTCATTTTTTATGAAAAATTTAGGAATTTTTCCATTGGGTACACAGGCAACTTTTGTCTCGTCATTAAGTATAACATTATACTTGTTTTCTGCAATAAGTCTATTGAATTCTTTTCCAATGTCTGAATTGTCTAATCTAAAATAAACCCCTACTCCCTCTAAAATTTCACATTTTTTAAGGCCTTCGTTAACTGTATTCAAAATTTCCAAGGCATGTTTTTCTTCGTTATGTTCCCAGGTTAGCAAAATTGGAAATCTTTTAAGATCTGTAAGTGCAGTCAACAAGTCAGATAATTTATTTTCTCTGGAGTCTATCCATACCTTTGGCGTTGACCTGGAAATTATGGTATTTTTCACAGAATTTTCAGTTTTTTCTGAAAAGGTTCCTTGGTACTGAAATTTTACTTGACGATCCTGCACCAAGTCTTCATTGCCTAGACCGTCCTCTCCAATATCATCAATCAAGGCAGTATAGGCACTTGTACCCTGAAGGTGTTCAATATGGAATTTTTGTGAAATTTCATGAAATTTCCAAGATTTTATGGTATTGTAAAAACCAAGGACTTCTTCACTTACCTCAAATTTATGTTTTTTGAAATTTTCAATTAGCGCAACAATATTTCTTTCAGTGAGCTCAAGAAGATTGATCTTGCCAGCGGAAAAAGTTATTGGGCCGTCGACTACTCTGGTTAAATTTTGGAGAATTTTCTTAAAATTTGTGTTAAACGAAAATTCAACTGCTAACAGTGGAGTATTGTCTTTAGCTTTGTAAATAAAAATTCTTTTTATCTGCTCAACTGGTCTAAACGATTTTGACCACATTGGTTCCGCTAAAGATTTTTCAATAAATTCTGATACAGTGGTTAATTTTTCTTTATTTTCACTAAGAATTTTCACTAATAGTCTAGATTGATTCTTAGTAATGAATAGTGGACTAGTCACTGAGATAAAAAGACTTTTTAAAATCTTTAAATCTCGTGCTGGCACCGTTGATGGAAGATTTTCAAACCCTCGCCTTTCAATTTCGATCAATAAATGGTCAATGTTCATGCTGTTATTGTAAACTAAATTAGTAGAAAAGTCAATACCTTAAAAGAAAATAGGCCTTGTAAATATTTAAGGCCTATGTTCAGGTTTTTGAGCGAATTGCTCTGATTATAAAGTAGCATCTTCCATACCGGCGACTCTAAGTTTTATAATATTTGTTAACTGCCATTGTTTTTGATCCAATGCTTTAGTAATGCCTAACCATTTGTTTCTTAACAAGGCAAATTCGTTGATTATTTTTTCAAAGTCAACTACATCATCTTCACCGTCGACATATTTTTCAACATCGCGGCTTGTTAATGCTCGCTGATAGTTTTCTAAATATTTTCGAAAGTGTTGACTACGCAATCTTCGTAATTCTATGTTAAGGTATTCTAAGATAGCCTCAATTTCCTGAAGTTGAGAGAATCTCTGCTCAACAATTCCAGGCATATTTGCAGATGCTTTTTCAATATTTCCATAAACACGACATTCATCCTTTGCAGCCTTTAATTCAACTTCAAAGTAGTCTACTGCCTGCGGAATGTTTGAAATATCTTTGGCTATCTCAGTATACCAGCCCATTAGAACTCCATTTCTTTGTAATCGTCGTCTTCGTCTTCGTCGTCGAGATAGTAACCGATTGCTTGGTCAAGGGTGTCGTCAATACCGATGGCGCCCTTGAACACTTTATCACTGACTCCAAAGTCAGCAAGCAGGTCAATGTATCTTTCTGCTACGTTTTCTAATTGTTTTTTATCTAGATACTCTACAAAGTTTAACCAGATATCACCAATTTGTGTTTCATTCAACATTCTCGTCTATCTCCTCAGGAATGGTAGTTGCTGTTAAAGGTTTGATATGAAATTTACTCATTAACATATCTAATTTATCATCTTTCCATTCTTTTCGGTAGAATTTGAATTCTTCACCTGTCTCAGGATCAACCCACTTGAGTCTATTGCCTTCTTGTTTCAACAAGCCTGCCTTTTCACACAAGTCAACAAGACCACTGTAAGGATTCATACCTGTTTCGTATGGAATCTTTACTTGTAATGTTTCAAAAGGCTTTGCGTAACGAGTTTTCATAATCTTACAAGCGGCACGGATACCGTTTACTTCTGAAACCTTGTTACCATCTTCGTCTTCTTTCAACTTCAACTTCTTCATAGCAACTACGATAGAACTTGCGTAAACGAAACCTTGTCCGCCTGAGATTTTGTCATCTGGATCAAACATATCTTGGCTTGCGTATGTGTGATTAGTACATACCATACCAACATTATAGTTACCAAACATGTTTACACAATTACGCACAAGAGCAGTCAATGCTTTTGGTTTACGACCCATGTCGCCTTTTAGATCTCCCGCTTCAAACTGGTTGATATCGGTAGGGGTAAGCAACATACCCAATGAGTCTATGACAAATAAGACCTTAGGACGTTGATCCATAGCTTTATATTCTGTCATGAATTCGTGGATTGTTTTTGCCACGTCATCAATCATAGCCATGTTCAATTTGAGAAGTTTATCTTCACTTGTATCTACACCAAGTGCGTGTAACCACTTTTCATCAAGGGCATTTTCACTGTCAACTAAGATGCAATAAATGCCTTGCTCTTGTGCGTTCTTGATAATGTTACCAGAACAAATGTATGACTTGCCAGCACCTGATTCGCCAGCAAATACAGTAACCTTACCCAGTGGAATACCTTTGTTAAAGTCACCTGAGATTAGGTAGTTAAGCGCAAAGTTACCTGTGCTAACCCAATCAGTTGGATCGTTAAATCCAATGCCTAGACCGTCAATACTCTTAGTTAGGGTCTTACGAAATTTTGATAAGTCAAATGCTTTATTTGCCATAATCAGTTATCCAAGTCCATAGAATTCCATTCTTTGACCACAGCGAGCATTTCATCTTCTGTTGTGCAAAGAATCTTTGCAGTCTTCCATTCGCTATCATCATCACGCCCGCCAACTTCTACCATGAAGCCATTGTCGTAACGGTTAAGGGTAATTGATTCATTAACCTTTGCTAGTTTGTTTAATTTTGCCATTATATTTCTCCTAATAGGTGTGAGAACCTGGGCGTACAACTAAGTTGTAGAGGCCCAAGCCTTGTTTATTACTTTTGACGATTGCGAATCATTGCCAAGATGTCTTGTGCGCGGCTGTCGCCACCACTTGATTCTTGTGCATCTGCTTTAGGAGCAGGCGCTGGTGCTGCCTTTGCTACTGGAGCAGGTTCGTCATCATAGTCATCACTTGCCGCTGGTGCAGGTGCTGCCTTAGGAGTTGACTTAGTAGGATCACCTGTGTTCTGGCTCATGCCAGCTGGTTTGAAGTATTGACCCCAACGGTCCATGTCGTATGCTTCGCCATCAACAGATGCCTCAAACATTTCTTTCATGACCTTAAGTTCAATTTCACTTGGCTTCTTAGGCAAGTAGTCATTAAGATTGAACAAACCATACTGCTTGATAGCCGCATGTTCTTCCTCACTCAATGGACGCTCACGACGTGCCCAACTTGAAGTTGAGTAGTCAGCGTAGCCGCCTTTTGAACCTTTCTTCATACGATAGTCAATGCCATGTACGTAGTCAGTTGGCAAGTCTTCCAACTCTGGATCAACCAATGCGGCACGGATACTTGTAAAGATCTGTGGGCCGATGATAAATCTACGGATTGGATTTTCTGGCTTTTGTTCTTCTTTCAAACCGTCTTCAACGACAAAGCCTTGGAAAATATAACTGCGCTTTTTCCAATACTTACGGCCCATGTCTTCAAGTGATTTATCTTTAAACCACGCACGAACTTCTGAAAGAATAGGACAAGTGTCGCCATACATTTCAACGCATGGTACTTGAACGATTACTTGTTTGCTATCTGTTTGACCTTTAATACCTGCGAAAGGTAGTTTGATCATTGCACGTTCTACCCAGAAGAACGTATTGTCTTGATTACCATCAGGAAGGAAACGCAGTGATGATTCCTGTCCTTCTTTTAAGTTCCAGAATGCGTAGATTGAGTTATCTCCGCCGCCTGTTCTTTCTCCTGAACCACTTTGTTCAGATGCCTTTAATTTTGCTCTAATTTCTGCTAAAGATGCCATAGTTTTTCTCCTGTAATAGCCTATGCTTTATTTTTGCCTTTAATTGTTGAACCTGATCAACAAAAAACGCATACATGTTATTGTATACGTTTTTATTTAGTATTGCAAGTTAAATCTTGCCTAAAATGTGAGTATTTTAACCAATTATCTTAAACCAGCAATAACTCTCATAGCATTAAGCTCTTGGATAAACTTTGCATCATTTGGCTCTCTGCTTTCTTTCTTAGGTTGATTTAACGGATTGGATGGATCGGCCCCTTGTGCTGCCGCTACAGTTGGTCCTGGTTTACCAGTTCCTGCAGGCTTGCCAGACTGGACAGGTGCTGCCGGAACATT